ATTGCGCTAATACTATTCAATTTCTGATCAAGCGAGGTCAATTATGTCTAATTGTAAGGGCAGATCCAAAAAAATGAAATACGGCGGGGAAGTAAAGAAGATGGCTGAAGGTGGTACCCTCAGTGATGAAGATTTGAAAAGTTTTGGTAAAGGACTTGGTAAGTCTACCAAGGATATGAAGCCTCCCAAAAATCCTAGACGTATGTCACCAGAACAAAAAAAACGTATTGACGATCTAATCGACAAAAAGGTTACGGGTAAAAGCGCTACTAGAAGAATAGCAAAGGGTGGCGTAGTAACGAAAATGGAAAAGGGTGGCGCGGTCCGTGGCTCACGGAAAACGGCACGTAAGGGTATTGACGGTTGCGCTATTAAAGGCAAGACACGAGCGGTAAGAAACGTCTAAAGGACGAATACATGGCTGAAGCTAAACGAGGATTTGGAACCTTCATGGAAAATGTGGTTCCTTCGCAGATTGATCAAGAGGACTTGGATGCTGAACTAGAGCTGGAGATTCCCGGCTCACGGAACACGGTCCAGGCGATGATCGAGGCTGAGAACGTTGGTGAGATTGAGATCGAAACTGAGGAAGATGGTGGTGTTACGATTGATTTTGAGCCGATGGATGAGCGTGGCATGGAGGAGGAGTTTTATGCCAACTTAGCTGACAGCATACCGGACAGAGAGTTACAAAGGATTGCGGGAGACTTGTTAGGAGAGTTTGATGCTAACAAGGCTGGCCGTCAGGAATGGGAGGAGGCGTATGCGAATGGTTTAGAGCTTCTTGGATTCACGTATGAAGAGAGGACTCAACCATTTCGCGGAGCGTCGGCGGTCACGCATCCTTTGTTAGCTGAAGCTGCAACGCAGTTTCAGGCGCAGGCGTTTAACGAGTTGTTACCAGCTTCTGGTCCTGTCAGGACGGTTGTGGTTGGTAAAGAGACTCGTGACAAAGTTGAGCAGGCACAGCGTGTAAAGCAGTTTATGAATTACTACATCACGGATGTGATGGAGGATTACACGCCGGATATGGACCAGATGTTGTTCTATTTGCCGCTGGCTGGTTCTACCTTTAAGAAGACTTATTATGACGACACGATGGGTCGTGCGGTATCTAAATTTGTACCGGCAGAGAACTTGGTGGTTCCTTACGAGACTGCTGATTTAGATACATGTCCTAATGTGACTCAGGTGTTCCGGATGAGCTTGAACGATCTGCGTAAAAAGCAGATTGCTGGTTTTTATCGTGATGTAAAGGTAATACCGGCACAGGCTGAAATGGATGGTATTACTGAGGAATTAGACAAGATTGAGGGTGTTGAGCCGTCACAGATCGATTACGACTGTACGTTGCTTGAATGCCACGTGGATTTGGATTTAGAGGGTTATGAGGACGTTGACGACGAGGGGGAGCCTACAGGAATTAAGATTCCTTACGTTGTAACGATCTCACAGGACAATGGTGAAATCTTATCCATTAGACGCAACTATCGGGAAGACGATGAGTTGAAGCGTAAGATTCAATATTTTACGCACTTCAAGTTCTTGCCTGGTTTTGGCTTCTATGGCTTAGGTTTGATTCATACCATTGGCGGCTTGTCACGGACGGCTACTGCCGCGTTGAGACAGTTGATCGATGCTGGTACTTTGTCCAACCTCCCCGCTGGCTTTAAGGCCAGAGGACTTCGTATCAGGGACGATGACGATCCACTCCAGCCCGGTGAATTCAGAGATGTGGACGCTCCGGGCGGTGCCATCCGTGACTCCCTCATGCCATTACCCTTCAAGGGTCCTGATGCAACGTTGTTCCAGTTGTTGGGATTTGTTGTTCAGGCAGGGCAGAGGTTTGCAACTATTACCGACTTGAAAGTTGGTGATGGTAATCAGAGTGCAGCGGTCGGTACGACTATTGCAATGATGGAGCAAGGCTCACGGGTGATGAGCGCTGTACATAAGCGGTTGCATTACTCGATGCGACAGGAGTTTAAGATCCTGTCTCGTGTGATGAGCGAGAGCTTACCGCAGGAATATCCCTACTCCGTTCAAGGTGCTGATGCAAGTGTCATGCGTGAAGACTTTGATGATAGAGTGGATGTGATTCCGGTAAGCAACCCGAACGTATTCAGTCAGGCGCAACGGATCGTGTTGGCGCAAACCAAACTACAATTAGCGGGTGCTGCACCGGAATTGCACAACATGCACGAAGTTTATCGTGACATGTATGAAGCATTGGGTGTGACCGATGTAGATAGGATTATGAAGGCGGTTCCGACAGACGATCCAATGCCTATTGATCCTGCTCAGGAAAACATTAATTCTTTGGACATGTTGCAGCTTAAGGCGTTTGAAGGGCAAAACCATCAAGCGCACATCATGGCACACTTGGTCTTTGGTTCAAGTGCCATGGTTGCTTCTTTACCGCCAGTTGCTATGGCCCTACAAAAGCACGTCATGGAGCACGTCAAAATTGCAGCGCAGGAGCAGGCCATGGTTGCGTTTTCGCAACAGGTTCAGCAAGCTCAACAACAAGGTATGCAGATCTCTCCAGAAGACGAGATGCTACAAATGGAGCAGCTTACGGCTCAATTCATTGCTGAAGGTATGCAGCAAGTTAAGCAATTGTCTGGTGAGCTATCTGGAGCTGGTCAACCTGATCCGTTGGTCAAGCTTAAAGAGCAAGAGCTACAGATTAAAGCTCAAGCTGAACAGAACGACGCTCAGATGGATGCTCAGAAGATACAGCTTGATGCACAGGCTATGCAAAACCGTCAATCACAATTCCAGCAGAGGCTTGCTTCGCAGGAGAAACAAACTGCTGCTAGAATACAATCAGCGATGGAACGTGAGCTACTCAAACAAAGGTCTCGGTAATGGAAAGCTTCATGGATTTTTGGCCGGTTATTTCCGGCATCATTGCGGTGGCGGCTATTGGGGTAGCTTTTCGTGCTGAGATTACGGTCCGCGTTAAAATCCTTGAAGATAAAGTTAAGACACTTTTTGATTTGATCAACAAGATTAAATGAAAGACTTTGATATAGCCAAAGCATTAGCTAGTTTAGTACCAGTTTTACTGGCGGCGATGTGGTGGGTTATATCTTCTATTGGTGCGATACAATCAGATATACAATTAATTAGGGCTAATCAGACGCAACTTATTAGTCCTTCTGGGGAGATTGTTCCGAGCCCTGGCAACGCTTTTGCACGTCAAGAGCTTAAAGAAGAGATGCTAGAGCATATTCACGATTTGAAAGTTAGAGTTAAACTCTTAGAGGAAAGAGGTAAATAATTATGGGACTTATGAGTAACTTATTACCGGCGCTTATGAATAGCCCTCAAATTAAGCAACTTAGCGCTCAACAAACACAGAATAATCAAGCTGCTCCGGTTGCTCAAGCAGTTGGCCCACTGCAAGGTTCTGGAGTAGCGGTAGCTAGTGGAACACCTGCCAACATAACCTCTGGCCGGGGTTTTTCGCCAATTGGCGTAGCTTCACTATTAAATAATCCGCAGATTAGAGCACAACTTAATTTAAGCAATGCTCCGGCTGAACAACAGGCTACTCCAGTTCAAGAACAGCCAAAGCAACCCACGATTCAAGAGCTATATTTGTCTAGTCCGGAGTATCAAGCCGGACTTAGTAGTTTTGCTCAAAGATTATCGTCCTCTCCGGTTACGCCTCAACAAACGTATAGGCAGGCGTATGAAAGTATGATAAGAGATTCAAATAAACTTAATCCATTTCAAAGGAGATCCTAATGAAAGGTCGAGTAAAGTATATGGGGTCAGCCCCTAAAGATGCACCTAAAGCCGTTGAGTACGCTCAAATTGACGATCAAGGTAGAATCCCTTACGGCAAAACAGCAGACGCTCCGATGGCCGTGGACACTCGTAAGCGTATGAAGATGCGTGGAACGGGAGCAGCTATCAAAGGTACAGAATTTTACGGTTGTTACCATGCCTCTAATAAAGGGTAAGAGTAAGAAGGCTGTAAGTAGTAATATTCGCAAATTAAAGAAAGAGGGCTATAAGCAAGACCAGGCGGTCGCTATAGCCTTATCTACTGCGGGTAAATCCAAAAAGAAACCAAAAACTAGAAAAGCCAAGAAAGCTGTGGTTTAGGAGGTAGACGTTATGTTTTCTGTAGCGATGGAAAAGTGGAATGAGTACAAGATGGTTTTTGCCAAGAGGTGGACGGCCATTTTTGTTTCTTGTGCGGTAGTTATGACGCAGGGTA